AAGCAACCAGACCCTAACCGAACATCGCCGGTGACCACCTCACCCAGAACCTACACCACGCCCTGGGACAGCATCGACGACGGCCGTTTAGGTTAGCGATGTCAATGGGTTGTCGTTGGTTTCCCTGGGACGATGATCAGGGATTTCTGCACCGGGAACAGGGATTGTTCCGGACGGGATCAGGGAGACGCACACGCGACGTGCGTGCGTTGCTCAGAGTGGGTTCTTGTCGCGATCGAACCCGTAAAGCCGCGCCTGAACGGTCCAGTCGAGCGGCACCGGCTTGCGGATGATCTGCTCGAGGGTCGGCTCCGGCGGCTGGCGGCCTTCAAGGGTCGCAAGCTGGATGGCGGGAGACAGGATGGCAAGCTGGGCGCGGGTGCGGATGTCGGCCTCGCTGTGCCCGGTGGTCGTGGCGATGTCGGTCAGGAGCCTGCCCGATCGGAGCTCGGCGGTCCAGCTATGGGCCTTGGACAGGGCCCGCAGGAGCGTCCGGTCCGGCGCGGGCTCTCGGTCGCCCGCAAAAATCCTGGCCTCGACCCCGCGGCGGCGGAGGTCGAACGGCACCTCGATCCGCAAGGCCGTCGGTTCGATGTCTGCGGGGCTTATGGCCAGGGCCAGCGCCAATGCCCCCGGATCCAGTGACAGGGCGATGTGCCCCTTGGCCAGTGTGCCACTTGCCACAAGTCGCCCGAGCAGATCGGGTGCGCCTGCAGACAGCTGCCGGTTCAGGTCGTGTGCCCGGAGCCGCGCCCTTTCGCCCGCATCGGGATCGGGCACAACACAAAGCCTGTGTGCCTTGGCCAGATCGCCGACGTGGCGCGCGATGGTGTCCGCCACAGCGTGCTCGAGGGCTGGGGCGGGCAGCCGCCAGCCCCCCGGGTCGGTGCCGCAGGAGATCAGGCGGTTGGAGACGTAGTAGCGCAGCCGCCGCCCGTGGCGGTGCGTATGCGTCGGCGTCAGCCGGTCTCCGGCTTCGTCACGGAGTTTGGCCGTGAGCGGTGCCGCGTGGTGTGCGGCGACGCTGGCCGCACCCGCCGTGCCGAGCCCCGCCCTGGGTCGGGCGCTGCCTTCCTGCAGTTTCGTCTGAACCTCGGTCCAGACCTCCGTGTCGATGATGGCAGCGTGCTGACCGTCCCAGACCTTTGACTTGTGCCGGATCTTGTCGATGTAGATCGGGTTGCGGAGGAGGTGGTAAATCTGGCCGCGGCTGAAGGGGTTTCCGCCCTGACTCCGCCCCGACCTGAACCGGTGCTGCTTCGAGCGCAGGCCCGCTGCGTTCGCTTCACGCATCACGGCATTCAGGCAGCCAAGGTCAAGGTAGAGGCGGAAGAACGTTTCCACGGTCTTGGCCTCGTCCGCGTTGACGATGAGCCCGCGGACTTTCGGGTCCGGATGCGGATTATAGCCGAGCGGCGGCACGCCGCCCATCCAGAGGCCCTTCTTCTTTGAGGCCGCGATCTTGTCGCGGATGCGCTCGGCCGTGACCTCGCGTTCGAACTGGGCGAAGGACAAGAGCACGTTCAGCGTCAGCCGACCCATCGAGGTTGCGGTATTGAAGGCCTGGGTCACCGAGACGAAGGAACAGCCTGCGGCGTCGAGGCGCTCCACCAGCTTGGCGAAGTCGGGGAGCGAGCGGGTCAGGCGGTCAATCTTGTAGACCACAATCATCCCGACGCGCCCAGCCGCGATGTCGGCCATGAGGCGCCGCAGCGCGGGACGCTCCAACGTGCCCCCTGAGACCCCGCCATCGTCGTAGCGGGTCTGATCGACAACCCAGCCCGCGTGCCGCTGGCTGGCGATATAGGCCGCACAAGCCTCATGTTGGGCGTCCAACGAATTGAAGTCCTGGTCGAGTCCCTCGTCGGAGGACTTGCGCGTGTAGATCGCGCAGCGGATCCGTGGCTGTGTCAACGGGCGACCGAGCCGGTCAGGCCGAAGAACCGCGGCCCTGACCACCGGGCCCCGGTGATGGCCCGGGCGATGGCCGAAAGGGAGGAGTGGCGCTGGCCATTCCACATGAAGCCATCCTTCGCCACATCGACGACATGGCAAACGCCGTTCCACTGCCGGACCAGCCGCCCGCCAGGTCGGAGGGCCGGGACCGGGGCTACGACTTTTGCCGCGGCGGCCTTGGCAAGTCGGTCGGCAAAGCCCTTGGGCAGCCCGCCCGCTTGCCGCGCCTGAACCTCGAAGGCGATGAGGCGCCGCAGGAAGGGGCGGCTGAGCCGCTTCGGGACAGGGGTGGCAAACACCCCCGTCCAGGCAGCGCAGAGCGCCGCCCGGTTCATGGTTTCAATCTCCGTGACCGTTGGCATCAGCGCCGCCCGTCCGGACGACCTGTGATGCGGTAGATGGCCGAGGCGCCGGGTTTTGCGGGTTCGGACCGGGTGATCGTGTAGCCGGCCTTTCTGAGCCCGCTGAGGGCCGCCCGGACGGAATGGGCCTGCCAGCCCGTTGCAGATTGCAGGACCCCGAGATCGGCCCCGGCCTTGCAAGACATCAGCCGACAGAGGATCGCAGGTTTGGTCTCACGTGGGGACGCGGCCGGGGACCGCGACGCCGGGGTGGAGGGGGGCATCAAGGGTGTCGGCGTCAATGCAGGCGCCGACGCGGATGACGATGAAGACGCGCAGGATGGTACGGAGGAGGTATTGGACATTTCTGGCCTCGGGTTCGGCGGGTCGACGGAATGCCGGCCCCCGTACCGAAGCGAGCCCGGGGTCAGCCGGGCGTACGGCCAGTGACGCTTGCGTCGGCTGTGAAGTCCAGTGCAGATCGGCTGAATCCCGCACCTTTGCGCAGGCTTTGGTCTTGTGGCCCGCATCAGTTCGAAGGTCGCGGAAAGACGCACTCCAACGTAGGGGGTTTCGCTCTTGCGGTCCTGATGCGACGGAGGTCCAAGCGCGAGGATGGTGCGGATCGTCCTTGGCCGGGATAGTTGCTGACTTTGATCCGGCGCACCGGGTGCGGGGAGGTGGCTGCACGCGGGGTTCGGTGCGAATAACGCCACGACGCCCTGAGGTCACCACGCGTCATCCGGCTTGGCAACGCGCGATGCGGCCGCAGGTCTGTGAGACCTGCGCAAGGGGAGGGTGGAGCAGCATCGGTCCCTGAGGTGCTGCCGTGAACAGCACGCGGCACAGCCTGAGATCTGGGAGGTCGCACGGCATGACCGAGCGGTCGACAACAGGGAGGAACGATACCCGGACCCGTTTCCGGCCATCTTCTCAGACCTCATTATCTAGTGTGCCGGTAGGATAATCCGGCATCATGTAGGTTTTTCTTTGAGCCCGACGGTGCTTGTGCGAGTCTTCTGGGCGCCGCTCAGAGCACAGGAGGTCCGCAATGCCTGTCGACACCAGCCTGCCAGGACAAAGCCCGGCTCGCGTCCGTAACCGAAGCCGGCTGACTCACATCCCGTCGGTGGCCGCCGACCCTGCGCCGCAGTGCGAGATGCTGCCGCTCACGCAACTGCGTACCTATGAACGCAATGCCAAGGTCCATCCGCCAAAGCAGATCGGGCGAATTGCCGAATCGATCCGAAGCTTCGGGTTTATCGTCCCGATCGTTGTCGACGCCGACGCAACCATCATCGCCGGCCATGGCCGGTTCGAAGCGGCCAAGCTGTTCGGCCTAACGAAGGTGCCTGTCCTCCGCGTGACCCATCTGACAGACGCCCAGGTCCGCGGCTACCGCATCGCCGACAACAAGTTGGCGGAAGGCGCACGCTGGGACGACGATCTGCTGCGCATCGAGGTCGAGGGTCTGATGCAGTTGGAGACCAATGGCGATCTGACCTTCGACATGTCGACCCTCGGCTTCGACACGGCGGAACTGGACATCCTGCTCGACCCAAGGCCCGATCGCGCAACGGCCGATCCGATTGACGATGTACCCGACCTGCCTGAAGGCGACGTTGCGGCCCGCTTGGGAGATCTCTGGGCGCTCGGTCAACACCGCGTGCTGTGCGGTAACGCCCTGGATAGCGTCGCCCACGACCGACTGATGTCCGGCGATCTGGCGCAGATGGTCTTCACGGACCCACCCTATAACGTCCGCATCCATGGCCATGTGCGCAGTCACGGGTCGCATGCCGAATTCGCCATGGCCTCGGGCGAAATGAGCGCCAGCGAGTTCCAGGCCTTCCTGCGGCACGCGGTGGATCAGATGACGCGCATGACCCGTGACGGCGCGGTGATCTTCATCTGCATGGACTGGCGTCATCTGCAAGATTTGCATGTGGCCACCTCCGGGGCCGGTCTGGCGCAGCTGAACCTCGTCGTCTGGGCCAAGACCAATGCCGGTATGGGAAGCCTCTACCGTTCGCAGCATGAGCTGATCGGCGTCTACCGCAGTCCGCGGTCTTCTCACACGAACAACGTCCAGTTGGGTCGGTTCGGCCGTTCGCGCAGCAACGTCTGGACCTACGCTGGCGTGAACACCTTCGGCCGTTCACGCGCGGCAGACCTTCGGGACCATCCGACCGTCAAGCCCGTTGCCATGATCGAGGACGCGATCCGCGACGTGACACATCGGGGCGAGATCGTGCTGGACCCGTTCGGCGGGGCGGGATCGACGCTCCTGGCTGCCGAGCGCTGTCGGCGGAGGGCGCGGCTGATCGAACTCGAGCCTCGCTATGTTGAGGTTGCCATCCGCCGTTGGGAGAAGCTCACCGGGGAGACCGCCGTCGAGCTTGGCAGTGGCAAGACTATCGCCGAACGGCGCCGGAAGGAGGGCTGAGCCATGCCGAAATCCACGCGCAACGACCGGGGCACCTACGAGGTCGGCTACGGCAAACCGCCCAAGGCCACGCAGTTTCGCAAGGGACAATCCGGAAACCCCAGTGGACGGCCTAGCAAGCGACCGACACTGGCTGACGCGGCGCGCAAGGCGCTGAACAGTCAGGTCGGGGTCCGTGATGGCGACAAAGTCCGACGCATTACGCAGTTCGAGGCCGTTGTCCGCAGACAGCTGGAAATGGCCATGAAGGGCGACCAGAAGGCCGCGGACCTCGTTCTTCGCTTGGCACAGCTGTTTGCCGACGGGGCGAATTCGCGTTCGAGCGACCCGGTCGACGGCAGCGAACTGACGCAGGACATGCAGAACCAGGTGCTGGCCGATTTCCTTGCCCTCAACGGGCTGGAACCGACCTCTGACAAGGATGACCGTGGTGAAGAAGCCAGCTGATACTTCACTACTGCCGCCCACGTTGCAGTTGACAGCAATCGCAGTGCTCCAATCGAACCTCTACCTCTTTGCGAAGCATGCATTTCCAGTGGTTTATCCCGGCCAGCGCTTCGTCAACTCTCAATACATCGAAGCGCTCTGCTACGCGCTGCAGCAGGTTGCGGAGGGACGGGAGCGCCGACTGCTGGTGAACCTGCCTCCCCGATATCTGAAGTCCTATCTCGCCGCGATTGTGCTGCCGAGCTGGTTTCTGGGTCGACAGCCCGCGACCCAGATCCTTGTGACGACCTATGGCGAGACACTGGCCCGCGAGCACCTGCGTCACGTCGAGCGGCTCATGTCGAGTGGCTTCTACCGACAGGTCTTTCCGCGGCAGCACGTCGAGCGCGTCGGAGGGTCGAGCCTGGCCTTGCGCACGCATAAGGATGGCAGTTGGCGCGCCGTGACGGTCGGGGGCGCCGCCACCGGGATCGGCGCGGACATGATTATTGTCGACGACGCGATGAAGGCGGC